AAATCCGCTATCTCGACATGGCGGGTGTCTGGCAGGTCATGCCAGCAGCGAACTACACCGTCGACAACGCCTGCGAACCTGCCCGGATCACGCCCGTGTTCGGACAGATCTGGCCAATTGCCCTGCCTCAGATCGGGGCTGTGAGCGTGATCTTTGATGCAGGGTATGGCAATGCTTCAGCAGTGCCCGAAGGCATCAAGACCTGGATCAAGCTACGCGTGGGCTCTCTGTACGTACATCGCGAGGAGGTGGCATCGATGACACGAGGGCGTATTGATCCGCTGCCCTTCATCGATGGCCTGCTCGATCCCTACAAGGTACCCCTGATATGAACCCCATCGGAGCTGGAACGCTAGCTCGCCGCATCAAGATCCAGCGGCCCAGTACGGTCAAAGACAGCTTGGGCGCCCCCAGCCGTACATGGATTGATGTGGCCACCGTGTGGGCTGACATCCAGCCCCTGTCCGGCCGTGAAGCCGTGATCGCCAGCCGCATCTCGGCCGAACTCACGCACCAGATCACGGTGCGCTACCAGAGCATCTTTGACAACCCACAGCAGGTGGCCCAGTACCGGGTGTTCTACAGGTCGCGGATTTTCAACATCCATTCGGCGCTGAACGAGGACGAGAAACGCGTCCTGGTTGTCCTGCTGGCCAGCGAGGGTCTGGACGATGGCTAAACATGAACGCTTCAAAGTCGAGGGCCTGGCTGAATTGGCCAAAGCCCTGCGCGAATTGCCCGACCGGGTGGCCAAGAACGGCCTGCGCGTTTCGGTTTATGCCGGAGCCAAAGTCATCCGCGACGAGGCCCGTATGCGGGCGCCCAAGGCGGCCGAAGTTCTTGGACCCAATCAGCCACCACCGGGCACGCTCAAGCGCTCGGTGATCATGAAGCAGATCCCTGAACTCTCCAGCCTCACGCGCCAGACCTTCTTCGTGACGGTGCGCCACGGCAAGAAGTTCCGCAAGCAAGGCAAGAAGGGCAACCTGTCTCAGGATGCCTGGTACTGGCGCTTCGTGGAGTTTGGCACTCGCAAGATGCGCGCGCGGCCATTCCTGCGGCCAGCCCTGGAAGCCAAGCGACGCGAAGCGGTGCAGGCCATGAAGGACCGGCTGAGTGAACGCATTGAGCAGGAAGCCAAGAACCTCTACAGGAAATAGCCATGCAGGACTTCTTTGATGCCATCAAGGATTTGGCCGGTGGTGAGGTCTACGCGCTTGTCGCTGCAGAAAACACCCAGTACCCAGCCATCGTCTACACGCCCATCGTGCAGGAGCACATCTTCGGCATTGATGGGCCGCATGGCTTGCAGCGCGTGCGCGTGCAGGTCGACACCTATGCCAGAACGTACCAGGAGGCCTTGCACCTGCAAGACCAAGTCCTGACTGCGTTGCTGGCAGACAAGAGCACCGTCGCCGATGTGCGCATGGGGCTGTCCGAATTTGAAGATCAGGCCCGGCTGTACCGGGTGAGCGTGGACTACACCTACCACCGGCCGGTGGGTTCACCGTAAAACAAGGAGCATATGCATGAGCAGCACCGCAATTACCGCGCAAGGCATTGCCATTGCCCGGTTTGGCACCACCGCCTTTGAAACCATCCCGAACGTGGTCTCGTTTCAGGGGCCTGGCGGGCAGGCCGCCGTGATCGATGTCACCAATCTGGCCTCCACCGCCAAGGAAAAGCGAGTGGGCCTGCGTGACGAGGGTCAGTTGTCTCTGACCCTGCACTACAACCCCGACGATCTGGTGCACCAGGGCCTGAGAACCGACCGCGCCAACCGCGTGCGTCGCCAGTTCAAGATCACTTTCACCGACACCAACCCTGCCACCTGGACCTTCTACGGCTATGTCACGCATTTCAGCGTGCAAGGCGGTGTGGATGCGGTCGTGCAGGCCTCCGTGACCATCGAAATCGATGGTGACATCACCGAAGCTTAAAGAGAGACACCACATGTTGACCCGTGAAAAAATCCTGCAGAGCGACGATCTGCCCCGTGAAACTGTCCAAGTCCCGGAGTGGGGCGGTGAGGTGCAGGTGCGCACCATGACCGGTACCGACCGCGACGCCTTCGAGGCCAGCTTGATTGGCAAGGAAGGCCGCCTTGAGAACGTCCGTGCCCGCCTGGTCTCGCTCACCCTGTGCGACGAGAGCGGCAGTCGCCTTTTCAGCGATGGTGACATCGCAGCTCTCGGCGGCAAAAGTGCCAAGGCACTGGACCGGGTGTTTGCTGTGTCCCAGCGCTTGAACGGCATTGGCGCCGATCAGGTGGACGCTGCAAAAAACGACTGATCGCCCATCCCTCGCGGCGCTTTGTGTTCCGGCTGGCGCTGGCTTTGGGCCTGCCGGTGCGCGAGATGCTTGCATCGATGGGCTCGGACGAGCTGACCGAGTGGATGGCGTACTACCAGCTCGAGCCCTTTGGGGACTATCGGGCTGATTACAGGTCCGGTGTGGTGGCCTCCACCTTTGCCAACGCCCACCGGGCCAAGGATGCGGGTCCGTTCAAGCCAGAGGACTTCATGCCCTTCCTGGACAAACCCCAGGCTACCCAACCCCAAGATGAAACCCAGCTCAATGTGGCCCGTTTCAAGGCCATGTTCGCGCACAAAGTTCGCGCATAACGTAGGCAAGCAACATGGCTGATATCGGCTCCCTGGTGATTAAACTCGCAGCGGAAACGGCCGATTTCCGGGAGGATTTAGGCAAGAGTGCGCTGCTGTTGGAGCGTCACGCTGAATCCATGCGTGGCTCCCTGGAGAAGGTGGCCGAAGTCGCCAAGACCACCTTTGCCATCGCCATTGGCGTGGAATCGGTGGGGGCGCTCAAAGAGCTGGTCATGCACACGCTCGAAACTGTGGCCGCCCTGCAGGACCTGGCCGAGCAGACCGGAGCGAGCGCCACGGCGCTGTCCGGTTTTGCACCGGTGGCCACCATTTCAGGTGTGGCCATGGAGCAGATCGGGGTGGGTCTGACCAAGCTCTCCAAAGGGCTGGCAGGAGTCGATGATGAAACCAAGGGGGCCTCACAGGCCCTGCAGTTTCTGGGCATCAAGGCCAAGGATGCAGGGGGCAACCTGCGTGATCCGGCTGAGGTCATGAATGACATTGCCCTCAAGCTCTCGAACTTCGAGGACGGGGCGGGCAAGACGGCCATTGCGCTAGAACTCTTCGGCAAGTCCGGTGCAGGCTTGCTGCCCTTCCTCAAGGACCTGGCCGCGAACCAGGATCTGAACATTCGGCTGACCGAAGCAGAAATCGAGTCGGCCGAAAAAGCCTCCAAGGCCATGGGCCGGATGCGGGCCGAGCACAACTTCGTGGCCCAAACCATCGTGACGGCGGCGCTGCCAGCGCTGGAAGAACTTGTGGGTGAGCTCAAGGCCGTGATGCTGGGCACGCACAACACGGCAGAAGCCATGGTCAAGCTGCGTGATGACGGCACGCTCAAGACCTGGGCGCAGGACACGGCCTACGGCATTGCGATCGTGATCGATGCGCTGCGCGGTGTGATCCAGATGGCCAAGGCGGTCATGGGCAGCTTCGAGGCGGTCTGGGCCGACATCGAGTTGCTCGGCACCTTTTTGGCCGGTGGCAAGGGCTTGAACCCGTTCTCCGAGGAGAACCAGGCCACTCTCAAGACCGCACTGGAAAAACGCAATGCGATTGTCGAGAAGGCCAACCAGACCTACGTTGACTTGTGGAAGATGCCCTTGCTCGCTGATGCGGTCAAGGAACGGTTCGACGCCATCAACCGGGGTGAGACCGAAGCAGCAGGTGAAGCAGCTAAACCGAAGCTCAACTACAACTCAGCCACTGGCGCACTCACTGCTGCGGCCATGGCCAAGATCGAGAGCGACATCAAGCAGCTGCAAGGGCTGACGGATGTCGAGACGGGCTTGCTCAAGGACCGGCAAAAGATCATCGATCTGTACGAGGGGCAGGGCTACATCAGCTACAAGGATGCCAGCGAAGCACGCCTGAATGCTCAACAGGACTTCACGGACCGCCTCGCTGAAATCTATGCACAGGAGGAGTCGATCCTGAAACGAGGCTTGGCCACTGTGGCCAAGACCACCCAGGACAAGCTCAAACTCCAGGACAAGCTCTCTGAGATCACCCTGCGCCGGGAAAAGCTCGAGCGCGAGGCCCAACAGACCAACCTCGAGCGAGAGATCAAGCTGCCGGGCGAAACGCTCAAGGACCTGCAGGAGCAGGTGGCCAGGAGCCAGGGTCAGCTGCGCTCGACCGAGGAGCAGATCAAGGTACTGCGCGAGACGGGCTCGATCAGCGAGATCGATGCCTTGAGGCGCTTGTCCGATGCCCGCAAGTCCAGTGCTGATGAATTGGCCGACTTTGCAGCCAAGGCCCGGGAGTTGGTGGAGGCCACCCCAGGCAATGACAAGTTGGCCGAGTCGTTCAGGCGTATCGAAGAAGCCGCCCGCCAGGCGGCCGATGGCGCGAAGCTCCTGGGCCAACGGGCGCTGGAGTTGTCTGATCCAGGCGCTGGGTTTGCCAAGGCGCTGCGTACCCTCGGTGAAGAAACCGAGCAGGTGGGCAAGCAGATGGAGGCAGTGACCACCAAGGCCTTCAACGGTATGACAGATGCGCTCACCAATTTCGTGATGACTGGCAAGCTGGACTTCAAGTCGCTGGCCACCTCCATCATCTCGGACCTGATCCGCATCCAGATCCAGCGCGCGGTCACGCTGCCCATGGCCAAAGCACTCGGTAGCCTGTTCGGTTTTGCCGATGGCGGGGTCATGACCTCGACTGGTCCCTTACCGCTGCGGGCGTATGCCAGTGGCGGAGTGGCCACCACACCGCAGTTGGCGGTCTTTGGCGAGGGCTCCATGGCCGAGGCCTATGTGCCGCTGCCAGACGGCCGCTCGATCCCCGTGACCATGAACCAGTCCTCCTCCGGGGGCGGGGATGTTTTCAACATCTCAGTCAATGTGGCCGAGGGGGGAGTGACCAGCAGTGCCGGTCAGGGTAAAGACCTGGGCCGGGCGATTTCCAGCGCGGTGCGCCAGGAGTTGCTCAACCAAAAGCGTGCGGGTGGTCTGCTGGATCCGCGTCGGCAGTGATGTGTTGAAGGATTTTTCATGGCGACATTTACATGGATCGCCTCAATCGGGGCATCCCTCACCGTCAAACCCAATGTCCGCAAAGTCTCCTTTGGAGATGGCTACGAGCAGCGTCTGGCCTACGGCATCAACACGCAGCCGGAGGTCTGGTCGCTCGAGTTTCGGGGCAAGTCCACTGTAGAGGCTGCTGCGATCGACAACTTTTTGCGAGCACGGGGCGCGGTGCAGTCCTTTGACTGGACCACCCCGAGCGGCATTTCAGGCAAGTTTCTCTGTGAGGAATGGAGCCGAAGCATCGAAGAACCCAATCTGGAAAACATCCACGCCACCTTCCGGCAGGTGTTTGATCTGTCATGACCAGCCAAGCAATCACCTCAGAAATACAGAAGCTGGCCCCGAGCGCGGTCATCGAGCTTTTTGTGTTGGACCTGTCTCTCTTCAGCGAGGGGGTGGTGCGGTTTCACGCAGGCACCAATGAACTGCGCCGTCAGGTGGTCTGGCAGGGCAACACGTATGAACCATTCCCCATCCAGGCCGAAGGCTTCGAGTTCAACGGCAACGGTCAGGTGCCTCGCCCCAAATTGAAGGTGGCCAACGTCACGGGCAGCATCACCGCGCTCATCCTGTCCTACCAGGACTTGGTGGGGGCCAAGGTCACGCGCAAGCGCACGCTCTTGAAGTACTTGGACGCGGTGAACTTTGCTTCAGGTGCCAACCCTACGGCCGACCCTTCAGCCGAGTTTGCCGACGATGTGTATTTCATTGACCGCAAGTCGCGTGAAACCCGCGATGTGGTCGAGTTCGAGTTGGCAGCCGCCTTTGATCTGGAAGGGGTGTCGCTGCCCCGGCGCCAGATCGTGCAGAACGTCTGCCCCTGGCAATACCGGGGTGCCGAGTGCGGCTACACCGGCACTGCGTACTTCAATGCCAATGACGAAACCGTGAGCTCGCGTGCACAGGACGCCTGTGGCAAACGTCTGGTGTCCTGTCAGAAGCGCTTCGGGGCGAACGCCGAGTTGCCCTTTGGCGGGTTTCCTGCAGCGGGGTTGATTCGGTGATGCTCGAAACCAACCAGACGCTGGCGCTGGCCCACGCTGAAGGGGAGTTTCCCCGCGAAGCCTGTGGCCTGCTCGTCATTCACAAGGGCCGGGAGACCTATGTCCCTTGCCGCAACATCGGGGTGGGAACCGATCAGTTCGTGATCCACCCCGAAGACTATGTGCGCGCCGACCAACTTGGAGAGATCGTGGGGGTGTTTCATTCCCACCCCAACTTGAGCCCCGAGCCCAGCCAGGCCGACCGGGTGGCCTGCGAAGCCACGTTGCTGCCTTGGTTCATCGTGAGTTTCCCCTCCGGGCAATGGACCGAACTGCAGCCGCAAGGCTATGCCGCCCCGCTGGTCGGCCGTGAATGGGCGCATGGTGTGCTCGACTGCTACTCGCTGATCCGGGACTGGTACGCCCAGGAGCGCGGCATTGACCTGCCAGATTTCGCACGCTTTGACGAGTGGTGGAAGCGCGGCGGGAATCTCTATTTGGACAACTTTTCTGGCGCAGGTTTCGATGTGGTGGAGTCCTCCGACATGAATCCTGGCGATGTCCTGCTGATGCAGGTGGTTTCACCTGTACCGAACCATGCCGCCATCTACCTGGGCGATGGCCTGATCCTGCACCACCTGCAGGGCAGGCTTTCCAGTCGCGATGTTTATGGCGGCTACTGGCAAAAGATCACCACCCACACCCTGAGACATCAACTTCTGCATGGTCACGATCCTTCTTCTCGGTGAACTGGGCAAGCGCTTCGGGCGACGCCACAGGATGGCGGTGGCCTCAGCGGCTGAGGCTGTGCGCGGCCTGTGCGCCAACTTCTCCAGTTTCGAGCGTGAGCTGGTGGCCTCGGGTGAGCGCGGGGTGGGCTACCGGGTGCTGGCTGGACGTGACGCCTTGAGCCTGGACCGGTTGCACGAGCCCAGTGGCCAGCAGCGCATCACCATTGCGCCAGTTGTGTCTGGCGCAGGAGGTAACGGTCTGGGGCAGATCCTCTTGGGCGCTGCCTTGATCGCGGTGTCATGGTGGAACCCGATGGGCTGGGCCGCAGCGGGCTCTTTCCTGTCCCAGGCCACGCTGTATTCGGTGGGCACATCCATGATTTTGGGAGGTGTGGCCCAGATGATTGCTCCAACGGCCAAGGCGCAGGATCCGTCCGAGCGACCTGAGAACCAGCCCAGTTATGTCTTCAACGGGGCGGTCAACACCACGGCGCAGGGCCATCCCGTACCCGTGGGTTACGGCCGCCTCATCGTCGGATCGGCCGTGATCAGCGCGGGAATTGATGTGGACGAAATCGCAATATGAACACCCCTGAGTCTGGATTGATCATTGGCGCGGGCGGAGGCGGCAAGGGTGGAGGCGGTAGCGCCCGTGTAGCGCAGGAAGCGCCCGACAGCCTGCGCTCCAAGGCCTATGCCCGGGTGGTGGACCTGGTCTGCGAGGGGGAAATCGAAGGCCTGGTCGCTGGCCTGCAGTCGGTGTACCTGGATGACACCCCCATCCAGAACCCTGACGGCAGCTACAACTTCACCGGCGTCACGCTTGAAACACGGCCTGGCACCCAGCAGCAAAGCTACATCCCTGGTTTTTCCTCGGTAGAAAACGAGGTGGCCGTTGGGGTGGAGTGCAAGGCCAACCAGCCGGTGGTGCGAACCATCAACGACCCGGATGTGGATGCCGTGCGCATCAAGGTCAGCATCCCGACCCTGACGCTGCAGGACACGACAAACGGAGACTTGAACGGCACCTCGGTCAGCTACGCCATTGATGTGCAGGCGCACGGCGCGGGCTTTGTGCAGGTTCTGGCCGACACGGTGTCCGGCAAGACCACCTCACGCTACCAGCGCAGTTACTACATCCCTTTGACTGGCAATGGCCCGTGGGATGTGCGTCTGCGCCGCATCACTGCCGACTCGACCCAGACGAGCCTGCAGAACAAGACGTTTCTTGAGTCCTACACCGAGGTCATCGAGAGCAAGCTGCGGTACCCCAACAGTGCCCTGATGGCCCTGCGGGTGGATGCCTCTCAGTTCACCTCAATTCCTCGGCGCAGCTATGACTTGAAGCTCCTGCGGGTTCGGATCCCCTCGAACTACTTTCCCGAGACCCGCTCGTATGCCGGAGTTTGGGACGGAACCTTCAAGGTGGCCTGGACGGACAACCCCGCCTGGTGCTTTTATGACCTGGTGACAAACACCCGCTACGGTCTGGGCAGTTTCATTCCTGAGTCGCAAGTGGACAAGTGGGCGCTGTACCGGGTAGCCCGCTACTGTGACGAGCTTGTGCCCAATGGGCTGGGCGGCTATGAGCCGCGCTTCACCTGTAACCTGTACCTGCAAAGCCGCGAGCAGGCCTACAAGGTGGTGCAAGACATGGCCTCGATCTTTCGGGGAATGGCTTATTGGTCTGGCGGAGCAATCACGGTCACGCAGGATGCGCCACAGGACCCCGTCTACCAGTTCACGGCCGCCAACGTCATCGATGGCGAATTCGCCTATCAGGGGTCATCGGCCAAGGCCCGACACACCGTAGCCCTGGTCAGCTGGGTGGATCCCGATGATTTCTACCGCCAGAAGGTCGAATACGTCGAGGACATGGCGGGCATTGCACGTTATGGCGTGGTGCAGGCCGATGTGGTGGCTATGGGCTGCACCTCACGGGGGCAGGCCAACCGGGTGGGCAAGTGGCTGCTGTACTCCGAGCAGTCCGAATCGGAAATCATCACCTTCCGCACGGGGCTGGAAGGCGCTGTTGTTCGTCCCGGCGATGTCATCAAGGTTGCAGACAGCAGCAGGGGTGGCTTGAGGCTGGGTGGCCGCATCGCTGCGGCAACCACGGTGAGCGTCACGCTGGACCAGGACCTGCCTGCCGGTTCATGGCGGATTTCTGTGGTGCTGCCCATGGGGGCGGTGGAGGAGCGGCAAGTCGGCTCCCT